GTCGTATAGTGCACATTTCATCACCCTGGATTTAAAATATTTAGACTTTTACATTGCAAAAATAGGAAAAACTAAGAGACCCGTAATAAATTATTTGTTTTATCGTAATTCGAAACGTATGGAATTTGAGAATAATGTTGAGTGTTATAGGCATGCTGGTAACTATGTTGATAATAAAAAATGTGGTGTTAGAATCTTTTCTATTAAGAATACTAATGTAGATCCAATTGTTAGATGTACTAAGGATTTTCGTGATCGTGATGATTTGATTCAGAGTGTGTATGCCGAATTAGTTTCTAAGTATTATATGGTAGGTGCAGAGTTGGTTAAACGTCAGCAAATTCATTGGGGGTGCTTTCTTGAGTATTATCGTGAGCTTTATACTAGTGTATCTCAAGTTGCTATTAAGCCTCTTACTAATCATAAAAATGACCCTGTTCCTACTAATATTACTATTCCTCAGTTTTTATCTGAAATTGTTAAATTTTTGAGTGATAGATATATAGAGAGATTAGTAGGTAGTACCATTAATGTAGTGCCGGGTTCTCTTGTTGATCTTTGTATTAAGCGATTTAGCTGGTACAAAATATTATATGAGACTTGGCACGGTTTATCTCAAGTTATTTATACTACTAATGATGTTTCTCCTCAGAAGCTTATGAGTTTGTATAAGACTTTTAATGTTGATGGTACTATGCGTGGAGCTAGCTTTGCTGAAATTAGAAAATATTTGCCTCAGACTCTTCGTATGCTTGAGGGGTTTTTAGAGTGTGAGAATCGTATTGGAACAGTTGATTTTCATTATTCTCCTAAGCGATTATTTGATTTTGTCAAAGTTGGTACTTCCGGTGGTATTCTTACTGGAAAAAATACAACTGAGACCGTTGGAGATGTTACTTATGTTATAAAGAATAGTGGTAATAAAATTTTTCATCTTCAGGCTTCTATTAAGTTGTTCCATCGCATGATGATAGATATGGCGTCTGGAAAAAAAGTGTCTTATCAACCTATTAATGTTACTAAAATTAAAGGTGAGTTTAAGCTTGGTTATACTAAAAATTATGAAGGTATACTTAAAATGAATCTTAAAAGTCGCGAATTTTTTATACCGAGTACTGAACATTGTTATTTGTCTAAGTTATTATTTAGTGAACGAATGCAGTGGGAAAGAAATAATGTGATACGAATTGGTATGAAACCTGATCATGGTGGTATGTATGAGCTTGCTCTTTTTCTTAATTATAAGTCAGACGAGATTTTTTGGTTTGATGGTGATATTGAAGGGCTTGATAAGAAGATAAA